ACCCAGTTACAAAAGAAGTTGATCCAGATTGTAGACATTTATGGTACGCTATTACTAAAACTAGAAAAAAGAAATAAATGGCAGACGTTTTATTTATACAAGAAAATTACTTTAAAAAGTTAGCAGGTGTCGATGGCAATGTTGACTGGACTAAGTTAGAAAGTACTATTATAATGGTGCAGGATATTTATATTCAAGCATTATTAGGAACGCCATTATATGAAGATTTAAAAACTAAGATAATCGCTAATCCATCATTATCATCTTATTTACCTGAAAAGGCTTTAATAGATAATTATATTGCAAAGTGTTTGGCTTGGTATATTAAAGCAGAAGCTAGTTATAGTTTTAAATTTGCTTATCAAAACAAAGGAATACAAGTTAAAAACAGTACTAATTCAAACGCTGCCGATACAGATGATGTTCAATTAATCAAAGATGAATGGACGTTAAAAGCTAAAGCATACGGTAATTTATTAAAAGATTATTTAGTAGCAAATAGTGATACGTTTCCAAAGTATTTAGAATATACTGATAGTGGAATGAATAGCAGTAGAAAAAACTACATTAACGGTATTTACATTAGAGATAATGCTACTGATATTGTAGATGAGATTTATAGAAGAACTAACTTTTTAAACGAATAAATGTTATCATTAAATCAAGATATTGAATTACTTAGTCAATTTGCGGTTAAGCATAAATCTATTAACTCATTTTACTTTGGTGATGAATCAGAAGCTGATACAGATGTACAAATAGTATATCCGTTTATGAATGCTATTTTACAGAATCAAAGTATTTTAAATGGCATAGTTAGCAGAACTTATTTAATTGTTATTTCTGATTTAGTACAAAAGGATAAGAGTAATTTAAACCATGTATTAAGTGATACTGAGCGTATTTGTTGGGATGTTCCTTTATATATGCGACAAGTATCTAATAGTGGTTTAGTTGGTGCTTTTAGAGTTAATCCTAATATTACAGTTACACCCGATGATTCAAGAAATGATGACGATGTAGCAAGTAGTTATTTTGATTTAACTATTAGTAGCCCATTAGGAAACGATGCTTGTAACTTACCAATTAATGCAGGTAATATTTTAGATGGTAACTATATTTATGTAGGAGGTTCGATGAGTGGTAATTTCTTAGTAGAAATTAAAGATCAAGATGGTAATGTAGTGCAATCATTTAATACAAGTGGTGAGTATGTAATAACTGTTTTAAGTGGTATTAAAGACACTATAACAAGTAATGTAACAACAATAACAGACGATATAATATAATGGCAATAGTTGACGGTAGTTTACAATTAGGATATAAAGATAGTGCTTGGTTTACTGCTAATGCTAGCGTAGTATTATTAGTAGGTCAAATAGTTTATTTACAACAAACTGGCACTTATAAGATAGGCGATGGTGTAACTGCTTTGAGTGCTTTATCTTTTTTGGGTGGCGGTTCATCAACAACCCCAACCCTACAACAAGTAACAGACGAGGGAGCAACAACAACAAATCCAATAACAGCAGACGCTTTTTATAATACACTAGGAACCGTTAGTCTTTATACTGATGGTATAAGTGTTTTACAGTCAGATGATGCAACACCTTTGTTTGATGCGGATAGGTTAACAGATACAATTAAATATAAAACCGTAGAGATTGCAACCTTAAATGATGTTAATAGTAAACTCCCAATACAAGCAACCCAAACAACTGGTGTAGCTTTAACATTTTTAACTGATTCTGTTTACGGTACAATAGGAACTCCCGAAACTGGTAATATAACTTATTCAGCTACTAATGCAAAGATAGGGGTTACTAATTTAATCATTCATAATAACGGGACTGCTCCAACATTTGCGGCTAATATGAAACAATTGAGTGGTAGTAGTGGGTATTCATTAGGGGTTGTTAATTATATTTTTGTAACTTATATTAATTCAACTGAGGTTATTTACTCTATAAACCAACGAACATAATGAGTTTAAGACGTATGGCAAATTTATCATCTAATGATATTAATTATACAGATGATTATACAGCTCCAACTTGGAGTAGTAATTCATTTAGTTTTGATGGTACAAATAATATATTTTCTGGTAACTCAACAATAAGCACTACATTAAACAATGCTATTGTAGGTAGTAATAAACAATTTACTTTACAATTATGTGTAAAGAGGGTTACAACTGGAACTACTCAAGTTATATTTTGTAGAGATAAATCAAGTGCTACAAGTGCAAGGCAAGTATTAATATTCTTTTCATCTAATAAATTAGTCGTATCGTTATATACTAACTCTAGTAATTTTATACAATATACTTCAACTGCATCGTTTTTAGAAACTAGACAATGGTTGCATTTTACAATAGTTTACGATGGTACTCAGTCTGCAACTAGCCGTTTAACTGTTTATACAAATGGAATTGCAGAAGCTGGTTCAACTACCCAAACCGGTACATTTACAACCATTAATAACATAACTTCACCAAATGTAAATATTGGAGGGCGCAGTGATGCTGCTAACTTTTCAACTACTAAGATTAACCATGTAGCTTTATTCAATACGAATTTATCCGCTATAAATGTTGCTTTACTTTATAACAATAGAGTTCCTTTTGACATTAGAACAAACGCTACTTTGAATGCAAATTTAGTAATGTATTTAAGTGCGGATCAATCAAGTGTTTTTAGTACAAATTGGGCTTGGACTGATTTAGTTGGTGGTGGTGTTTTTACATCTGCTAATATGGTTGTAGGTGATTTAGTAGCGGATGCTCCAGCTTTAAAACAAATTAGTGTTATTACTATATTCGGTCAATCTAATGCGGTTGGGAGGGTTGCAATGGCAGAATTAGACAGTAAATATATTGGTGCATTAACTTGGTTAAAAGTATGGGATAATGTAAGTAATTCTTTTGTAAACATTAATTCTACTACTAATAACAATCAATTAAATGATTTCCAAAATCAATACGGCATAGAATATTATTTAGGTAATAAATTAAATAAACACTCAAGAAAAACTCAGTATATTTTAAAATATGCTGTTGGCGGTACAGCCTTAACACCTTTGGAAACTCCTAGTTGGTGTGTTCCAACTCCTGGCGTTCAACCAAGTGGCGGTACAATGTGGCAAGCGGTTTATAATACTGAGATACCCGATTTATTAGAATGGGAATTGGCAAACGGATTTACTATTACAAAATTACGATCTATTTGGATTCAAGGTGAAAAGGATTCGCAAGTATTAGGTGAATCAACAACCTATGAAACTAATTGGCTTAACTTTATAGCATCTGTTATTAACGGTAGGTTAAAATCTTATTTCTATGTTACTCCAAAAATTTACGATTGTTTACTTTCTGTAAATCAAACTAATGTTTTGTATTTGTATAAATCAAATATAAATACTGCTAAAAATAATGTTCAATCAACGGATACTACTAATTATCGAACTATAAATACAGATGGGTGTGATGTAAGCACCGTTGATTTATCGCATTATACAAAGAATGGGAATATAACATTAGCTAATTTAATTGGTGATTTAATAATAACAGACGGAATATAATTATGCAACTAACAGCAAACGAAACAACTACTATATGGCTATAAAGTTTAACGAAATGACCTTTGATTTAAAAGACTTGCTATTAATTATAGGATTAGTAGCTGGTTATTTTCGTTTTGAGCAAAAGCAAAAGGATATGTATAATGAGTTGCGTTCTGAAATAGCTACAATAGTAGCGGATAATAAATTACAGGAGGTTAAAGTAAACGCTAGGTTTGATGCAATGTTAAATAAACCAACAAGCGAAAAACAAGCTAGCAATAAGATGCTACAATTTATAGCAGTATTACACGATAATAGAATTGGAGTAGTTAAAAAAAGATTAGTTAAATTTAGATTGGTTTAATATGGCATCAAGAGATAAAAAAGATTTAAGACCTGAGTTAGTGCAGGCATACGAGAAAGCAAAAGAGAAATACTATGCTTTATATCCAAACGAACCGCAACCGTTTATAACTTGCACTTATAGAAGTGGTGAGGAACAAAACAAACTATATAATAGTAAGCCAAAGGTGACTAATGCAAAGGCAGGACAAAGCCCACACAATTACAATCCTAGCTTTGCCTTTGATATTGGCTTTATTGGTGCAGATAAGAAAATGGATTGGAATAGTAAACTATTTGAAAACTTTGCTAATTGTGTTAAATCAGTTAGCGATGTAACGGATTGGGGTGGATCGTGGATTAAGTTTTCTGACAAACCTCACTTTGAGCTAAAAAACTGGAAAACTTATATACCTAAAAAATAATGAAAACATTTATAACTAAACTATTCGCATCACTAGATAATCATTCGCTTGGATATTCTGGACGTAAATTAACCGCCTTATTCTGTATTCTAATTGGGGCTTATATCACTTACTGTAAATTACCTACTGAATCATATTTACACGCCTTATACGCATGGCAAGTACTTTGTATGTTATGTTTAGGGATTGTAACCGTAGAACAGATTATAAAGTTTAAGAATGGTGGCAAGGATGAGAATACACCGTCTGCTTAATTATATAAAATGACAAAGCCTACAATTAAGTAGGCTCTTTCATGCTTTTTTGTAGTCCCCAGTCGTAGATACTTAAACCTATAAACACTAAGCGGTTCGCATATGGTTCTGCTACATATCCCCTATCCTTTTAAACTTAACTAAAAGAGTGGTAGAATCACGTAAAGTGTGCTATCCTTCGGTAGTTGCGTTCAATAACATCCGACACAAATATAATAACTATTTTTTTATTATACAAATTTATTTAACAATTAACCCTCCAATAAATCCAACACCTAAACCTACTGCACCACCTTGTAATAAACCTTTTCTGTATTTACGTTTTGCGGTCTTAATCTCCGCATCTATGCGTTCTTTATACGCTACTTCGTTAATGCTATCTATGTTGTGCTGGTAGTTACGAATATCAATTATATCTTGTTGGTTGTTGGTTAGCGTTATGTATTGTGCTATTTGGCTTGATTGATTAGATATAATAAACTCATTAACACTATCCTTTTTTAAGCAAGCGTCATTTAAAACAGCAAGGGATTTAACGCAAGCGGTATCAACAATTAACAAGCTATCGTATATCGTCTTATATCGTATCACTATTTTAGGTTTAGCTTGATTGAGTTTAAATAAACTATCTCTTAACACCTTGTTGTTTTCAATCAATACAGCGTTAATAGCTTCTTTATCCTTTACTATTTCGTTTAGGGGGTTGGTTTCAATAATAGTATTAAACGGCTTAGGCTCGTTGTTACAAGTCATTAAAGCTATAATTATAAGTAGTAATAAAACAGCTCCTAAGAACCATTTAAAGTATTTGTTTTCGGTTAGGTTTGTCATGGTTATTTAGATTTAAAATTAATACAACCAAAATCGCCATCAGTAACTAAACAATATTGGCTTCGTTCAACTTTGCCAAATGGAACTACATTAGATGTATTTTCAAATCTTTGAACGCCTTTATACTTTACTTCATGTCTATTTGCTCTATCCAATAAATATGCAGATTGGTAGTTATCATTTTCAAACTTTAGTTTATGGCTAACACAAATACCTGAGTTTTTACAGTATTCTAATTCTGATTGGTTGTTTTTCCAACTAATACAGTTTTTACATTTATTTTCTTTTGCTTTCATATCTCGCTAAATTACTAATTATTATCTGAATTAAGGTAGTTTTCCATTGATTTTTTTCGGTCAAGCAATACTTTAAGTTTAGCGTTGTACGTTTCAACTCTTTGTTCAAGCATTTGTATAGTATCGTATAGTGAGTTTATCTCGCATTGTAGCAACTCTAGTGCTATTTTATCTTCTGATTGTGGCATGGGTTATTTAGCTTGATTAACAATAATATTATTTATACTTCCTGCCATCTTTTCGTAATTATCAGAAACTTGTAACGCTTGTTCAAGCATACCTATAACTGAGCGAATACCGTTTGTTGAAGTTGAAAATCTTAATTCTTGTAATTCAGAACCCTTTATAATTTTATCGCCTTTATTTGAATATTTAGGCTTTTCGATTAATAAAATTACTTCTGTTTGTGGTATTAATTTACCGCTTCCGTAGTCAACTACGAATGTTTGATTTGTTCTTACTGATGATAATTGCATGATGTTTATGTTTTAAGTTAAGGTTTTCTATTAAGTAAATAATCAATTAAATCTAAATATAAGCACATATAAATAGGGGATAGTATTAGGTGGGATAGTATTTTCATTTGTTAGTTGTATTGTCAAATATAAACTTATTTAGATTATCACTATGCTTATGATACAATTTTAACAGTTCTTTGTATGTATCGTTATCTTTCAAAACATCAACATCTGGCAGTACTTTACTACTATATTTAATATCTGTAAATGTACCGTTAAATAATAGAGTGTTAAAATCTTCTTGAGATAGTGTTAATATTACTTTTGCCATTAGTGTAAGTGTTTCATTAATAAATCATACTTTAAATCACTACTATCTAGTTCTTCAATTTCTTCATCGTTTAAAGGTACACCATTTAATTCAGCATAAACGATATAAGCATCACAATAATCAGGATAGTCTGTATGGTCGATACCCTCAAATTTTACGTTTGTATATTCCATTACTCGCTTGTTTTATAGTGTAATTTAATTTCTGCACATAGGTTAATAATACTTTTAACTTGCTTTAAATCGGCTGGTAATGCCTTATAAATGTCAATCATTTGTTGTTCAGATGTTACATCACTTAACAACGCTTCAGCATCTTTAATGCGTTCTTCTAAACTAGGCATAACCACACCTTGTTCACACCAATCTTTAATTAACTTACCAGTTTCTTCTGTAATTAAAAATGGCATTTTACCCTCAAATAAATTAGTTCTATCTTTGCTAGGTGTAGCTAAATGAGTTTCTCTATCCAAGTTTAAAGATACGGTTAATTCGTATTCCCATCCTTCACGCTGCACATCTTTCATTCCAACTTTATGAACTTTTTTACCTTCACCCATAACTGTTTCCATTTTAGATCGTGTGCAAGTAATAACGTGAGCTGGTGAATGCAATACAGCATTTACAAACTTATCGTGTCTAGGTGTTGATTTACTCCAAGCACTCCAAGTATTTCCTCTAAAATTAGTTTGAGCTAATAACTCATTTTCTTCTAATAAACAGTTCCACTCATGCGAACTACTATCAATAATAATAGCTTCCATTCCAGCATTAGTACAAGCTGTTAACGCTTGAATATACTTTTCGGGAGTGAATGGACTTTGTAAATCAATTACATTAAAATCCCCTAAATGAGAGTATAGAGATGCTGAACCGTTTTCTGTATCAATAACTGCTATTTTACTCCAATCCCCTACTAAACCTTTTGCCATTAATAATGCTGACATTGTTTTACCTGCGCCACTTGGAGCTGATATGTTTAGTCTTAATTTTACTTGTTGCCTTTTGGCTTTCTTTAATTCCATGTTTTCTGTTTATTTAATTATTAATCTTCTATTTCTATTTGTCCTTCGCCTTTGCAATTTAGACAAGCTATTTGATGTCTTCTATCATCATAACCTTCTTCTTCAAACCATACCCATCCGTCACCATCGCAAAACTCACATTCAGTATATTCTTTATCTTTACCAAATATAGGGGTGTTATAACTTATCTCATCCATTATGCTAATGTTTTTATAAGTTTATGCAACTCGATTAATACTTCTGTTTTAGCGTGTTTACGAATAGTTTTTTCTAAACCGTCATAGGTTTTAGAATCTTCATCTGCTATTTGTTTATTAATGATTATCTCTAAATCAATTAATTTTTCTATTGCCAGTTCTTCCATGTTATTTAAAATAAGAAAGCCTATAAAAAATAGTGTGGGCTATTCCTTATAGGCTTAATTCTTTAGTAGTTTAGCTTTTAACTTGGAACCCACATTCCCTAACTGAGTGTAAAAGTATTGTTTATTTCAATACCTAAATGTTAAATTATGTTAAAATGGTAAATCATTATTATCAGTAATTGAACTATTAAATTGTGGTGGAATATGACCGCCACCGTTTACTACTTTGTTTTCAGTTGGTTCACTATTACCTTTAGATACCAACTCAATACGCCAAGCCTCCAAAGTGTTAAAATACTTTATTCCTTGCGGACCAGACCACTCACGACCACGAAGATTGAAATGTACTTTAATTTCATCACCTTGATTAAATTTATCTAACTCACTACATTTATCTTGAGTAGTTTGAAAAGATATGAATTGCGGGTACGGAGTGCTTAAATCCGTTGCTAGTACAAAATCACGTTTACTAAACTTATCGCTTACTTTTTGCGTGTGATACTTTACTTTTAGTTGTCCTGATACTTCCATTGTTTATTTGTTTTTAGTTGTTATTTTTATACTTTAATTCTCTTGCTATTTTAAACTTTTCTTTATGTAGTACCGTAAACTTAGGTCTTAACACATTATAACTATATCCTGTTAATGTACAAGCTACATTTAAATTACTGCCCAACTCTATAAATTTAGCAATCTTTTCTATAATATCATCCATTTGTTCGGGATGTATTAAATATTGTTTATAGGCAGTATAGGCAGGTGTTACATACTTTACAATAGGTTTAAACTCAACCATATTAAAATGTAGAATCTCATCTTCATCTTTGGGATTAATAAACTCTTTAGTAGAGTGTATAAAGTTAGTAAATAATTTACTGCTACTACCAAAATTATCAGAATAAATTAGATCATTCTCAATAGCTTGTATCTCGTTTAGTTTTGCGTTATTCCAGTTCATATTATTTACTTTCTAAAAATTCAACATATAAGGCACGATTAAAAGAGCATCTAATAGTATCAACATCTTTTGTTAGCCACCACGCTTCGTTATTTAACATATCACGCATTACTACACGTTCAATTATAAACCTATTTTCATCTTCTTTAGCTTTCTTAATAGCCATTACACGTTTACGCTTTACATACTCTCTGTACATTACATAGCTAATCACTATCATAGCTATTAAAAATATTAATGGTATCATATTACAAGTTGTTAAGGGTTTCTATTATTTGGGATGCTCTTAGTGTTTCTAATTCTTGTTTCATTTTGTTAGTTTTTTTAAATAATTATAAATTATTAATTTGAGTTAATGCCCAGTTTTTAAATCCATCGAACTTTTGTAAAATAACTTCGTTTAAAGCAGTTGAATCATTATCTTTTAAATCAGTAAAAGCTAAAGTTAAATCATTAATTGTTTTAAGCATTTTAATTTTATCAGGTGCTTTAGCTGCTTTTTTCTCAGCTTCTAATTTAGCTTTATTTTCTGCTTCAATACGTTGTTTTTCTTTTAACTCAGCATCCGCTTTAGCTTTTAATTCAGCAGCTAATCTATCCGCTTCTGCTTTTTGTTTAGCAATTATATCAGCTTGTTTTTTAGCTTCAATATCCGCTAATCTTTTTTGTTCTGCAAGTTCAGTATCCGCTTTATGTTTAGCGGCTTTAGCAACTTTAGCAGCTTCAATACGCTCTAATTCTAACTGTTTTTCTTTAGCTTCGTTTTCTTTTTTTAATCGTTCCATTTCTAAACGTTGATTTTCAGCATCAATAACTGCTTGTTTTTCACGTTCAATTCTTGCGTTTTCAATCTCTAATTCCGCTTTAATTTTAGCTTCATAAGCTAATTTAGCACCGTTTAAAATAGATTCAAACATTGTAGAATCCATATTACCTAAATCCATTGCAGCATAATTTTCGCCATACTGTTTAATTAATTCTACACGCTCTAAACGAGTAGCTTCAATTTTAGCTTTGGCAACTATTTCACGTTGTTTTTCAACATTAGATAATTTTAACTCTAATAATTTAGATGTTTTTTCAACTATTCCAAAAGCATCATCTTCTAAACCATTAATTAAAACAGCTTCAGCTTTACTTTCTTTTTTCAACTTATCAGCAGCCGTTCTATTTGGCACTAAACTTAATCGAATTTCACGAGCAATTTTCTCATCTAATTCACTTGGGTTTTCAAAGTTAATTTTTTTAGCTGATTCATCCGCTTCACGAATTTTTAATAAAAACGGTACATACTTTAATGTGATTGTTTCGGCTTTTGATAATTCAATTCCCGATTCTTTTGCAATTGTAGCTAACTCATTTGGTTGCTCAATAATTTGTAATTCATTATTTGTTTTCATAATAATAAGTTCCCTACTCACAAGGCAGTCCAGTTAGCTAAGTATTAGCAATAGGCAAGTTTTCAGGAATTTATTTAATTTCTTTTTTACTGGCTGCGAGTGTAAAATTATACTATTAGTTTTAATCCACCAAATAATATTTTGTTAAAAGTGATAAACTATTGAGTATCAATGCGTATATTTGAGCATGGCTAATATAACAGAAGTAAACAAACTAATAGAAGAAACTTGTAATGAGTTAAAAGAATTATTAATTCAAAAGAATATAGACTATAACAATAGCTTACAAAACCCTATACAAGTGTTTAGTAAATCAGCTCCTATTGATGGCATATTGTCTAGGTTAGATGATAAGTTGAACCGTATCAAAAAGAAAGGTATTAACGATAAAACAGAAGATACTATTATGGATATTATGGGTTACTTAGTTCATCTGAAGATTGCGAAGAAGCTTTTATAGTTTCCAAATAAGCTAGGTAATTCTTATCAAACGTATCATATTTAAGAACAGCATAAACATAACTACCATCACTTAAATATACTTTAGTGCATTGCGTAGAATTGTTTTCATCATCTATTAATACATATTCTCTATAAGATGTTATCCATAAATCATCAGTAGATATGGTTAGTTTAAAGCTATGCCAGTAACTAATTACTTTTATATTGATAGCACCATCAACATCGAATGATTGTGATTCGTGGGTGTCGTATATTTTAAACTCAAATAGATTCATAATATTAAAATTTATGTGTAAACCTTGCTACTTGTCCGTATTTTGGATGGTGTAAATATGCTTCTATTGCTTTGCTTGCGTGTTGATAGCCGTTACGATGATGCCAGCTATCAGTACCCGATGGACTTCTACTGCTTTCAACCGTAATGCCAATATAATCTTTGCTAGTTTTGTGATGTACATGGTGCGTATAAATATATCTATGTTTAGTTTTAGCCCATTCTAGTTTATACTCTTGTGCCATTAATAACGGTAAATCTGCATTCTTAGCACCATCCCCATGAGTTGAACCAATTAGGTTATCATAATAAACAAATGCTTTACGGTGTGCAATAGATGTATCAAAGGTTATATTTTTACTACTTTTAAACCAGGCGTTAATAGTTTGGGCTAAAAACCACCCACTCATATAATCGTGGTTAGATGAATTATGTATTATATGAACATCTGCAATAGTTACAAGTTTTTCAATTATATCAACATACAACTGTTTAGCTATTAAAAAGTTTTCAAACCACATACCATCTGTATCTTGTGGCGTTCCTGATGTTGTTTGTCTTTTGGTATTATCAGTATGTAAAATATCATTCCCAATAATTAAAACTATCTTATCTATGTTAAATGATTTGCTACGTTCTAGTATTTTATCAATACCCTCATGCACTCGTTTAACTGCTATATTATTATTATAACTATCTCCAGTTTCATACTCACTAGCTAATTTACCAATGTGAATATCGGCAGGATCTAAAACTAAGCAATGGTTATCTTTAGTTTTTAATCGTTTAATTACTGGGTATTTTGGTGTATGTTTAGATAAATCTTTTAATAGATATTCTTTTAAATCTTCTATGCTTTTACCTTGTTGCTTAACAAACATTGAAAACACTTTAGACTTATACCAATAGTGTTTAACATCGTTTACATCAATACCAGCTTGTTGGCATTCCTTTTCTATTAGGTTTTTTTGCTCCCTAAAATTAAACAGTACTTGTTCTTCTTCATCTGTTAGCCTATATCTAACATGATTATTTACTTGGGTAGTTCTAGTTACTTTTCCAGTACCGTTTAATTTAGCCATGCCTTTATAGTTTTTACAAATATAGGGTATTTTTGTTAATAAGATATTATTTAACAATATGGTAACAAAGTACGCAAGTACGAAATAAATACCCTATTACCCTACTATGTATATATTCATATTGTGTGTGTGTAATATATATATATAATACACAAACACACATCATGAAAATAAAAAATAAATAGTTTGGGTAAATTTATCGTTTTACGGTTGTTGAATTAGTTAAATTATTTATTATCAATTATTTACGTTTTTAAAAAGTGTACTATTTAAGTCGTTTTAACATTTAAATACCATAATCTAAACTTTTTTATGTACTATTTAAAAAATATTTTATCATTTTTGTGTTTCGTATTAAAATATTTAGTATATTTGCATTATCAGATTAACGGACTGATATAAAATAGCTCAATAAAACATTAGGAAGTCCTAATGATTAAGTGAAAGGTGTTGAGCCCTTTCTTGCTTCGTAAGCAAACTTAATCATTAGGACTTTTTTTATTTATAAAAATTATGAAAATAGAAAAAATTAACACAAACACTGGAGTTTATTCAATTAAAACAAAATCAAACAAACTACTTTACGTTGGAGCAAGTATTAACTTAGAAAAAAGATTTACAGACCATTCATCTTTACTTAAAAAAAACAAACATAGTAATACTACTTTACAAAATATTTGTAATAAAATAGGATATGATAATTTAATTTTTTCAACACTAAAAATTGGCGATAATGATTTATTTTATTATGAAGAATTATTTATTAAAACACTTAATCCTTTATGTAATATAGCTCATAGTTTAAAGATTAAAAAAGACAAAAATGTTAATACTTTTTTAAATGATATAGAATTTATTTTAAACATGAACTTACAATTAAATAAAAGATATAGTAATTTTAACTTAAAAATAGATATAAGTGTAAGAGAGTTTTATAGAAAATTAAAATTATATTGCGATGAAAATGAATACAAATTAGTAAAAGGAAATACTAATGGTAGTAGATTTTTTATAATAAATAACTAATTAAATAATATAAAATTAAATAAATCATATTAATATGTCAAAAGTAAATTATTTTAAGAACTTAAAGTCAGTTGCACCAGATGAAAGACCAAAAGATGCTACTTATTATTTAGATAGAATTCAAAAAGGAACTCATGAAAATTTAATAAAAAATTTACGTTCTGAAATAGATCCCGAAAAAAAGAAGTTATTAAAAAATACTTTGCCTGGTGTTACTTTTTGCGGTACTTTTACAAGTAGAAAGAAAGAAAACTTAAAACAAGGTAGCGGTTTAGCTATATTAGATTTTGATAAATTAGATGATGCTTTTCAGTTTAAAGATAGTTTAAAATCAAATGATTATATTTTTTCAGCTTGGATTAGTCCAAGTGGTAACGGTGTAAAAGCATTGGTTAAGATACCAGTTATTCAAAATGATGCTGAATATAAAAATATATTTAAGCAGTTAAAAGAGTTATTCCCTTTACTAGATGATAGTGGCTCTGATATTAGTAGATTATGCTTTGAGAGTTATGATGCCGATATTTACATAAACTTAGATTCTGAAAAGTTTACACCTACTTATCCATCTCAAGCAATTGAAGTTATTAATTTAGGTACTATTACAAACATTCCTTTAATTGATAATGATGAAATAGCTAATAGATTAGTTAAATGGTTTAAATCAAAGTTTGATTCATCTGCTAGAAACTCATCTTTATTTAAATTAGCTATTGCTTTTAATGATTTTGGAGTGGATAAAATGATTTGTACTAGATACCTACATTCATTTATTGAAAAGGATTTTAGCGAAAGTGAAATAAATAATCTTATTAATTCAGCTTATAAAAATTCAGCTAACTATGGCAGTAAACAATTTGAAGATAAGGTTAAAAGAAAACAGATTGAAAATATTGTTTTAAGTGGCAAAAAGGATAAAGAAGTAATTGATAAGTTTAAAGAAATAGATGCTGAAAAACTACAAAATGAAATTCAATTAATAAAGAATAACATTAAGTTTGATGAGTTCTGGAGCTTTAATGATAAAGGTAAGTTAGAAATTTCTGCATATCGTTTTAAATTATACTTAGAAAGTTTAAACTACCGTAAGTACTACCCTAGCGAAAAAACAAAGACTTTTATATTTGTAAAGAAAGAAAACAAGTTTATTGATATTATTACTGAATTTCAGATTAAAGATGAGATTTTAAAGAATTTAATTATAAACAATCAATTAGATGCTTTTGATGTGGCTGCTGAAACATTAGCGTTATTTTCATCTAAATACTTATCAATGATAGATACTGCTGATGTAAAGATGGATAAAGATAGTAGTGATTACGCTATGATTTATTACTCAAACTTAGCTTTAAAAATATCTAAAGATTCTATTGATAAGATAGAGTATGAAGATATGGATTCTTTTGTTTGGAAATCTCAAGTAATTAATAGGGATTATGTAGATGTAGACCATCACGAAAGCCAATTTAGAAGTTTCATTTGGTTTGCAAGTGGGCAAAATAGAGAAAAATATAACACTATGAAGTCAGTAATAGGTTATTTATTACATTCTCATAAGACTGCTAGTAATAATAAGGCTATTATTTTTAATGATGAAACTATTTCTGATACACCTAATGGTGGTAGTGGTAAGGGTATTATCATTAATGGTATAGGACACATGAAGAAAACATCAACTATTGATGGTAAAACGTTTGACTTTAATAAATCGTTTGCTTTTCAGACTGTTAATACTGATACTCAAGTACTTGCATTTGATGACGTTCGTAAAAACTTTGACTTTGAAAGGTTGTTTAGTGTGATCACTGAGGGTATAACTATTGAATATAAAGGTAAAGATGCTATTAAAATACCAGTACAAGATAGCCCTAAAATAATAATTAGTACTAACTACACCATTAAAACAGATGGAGGTTCTTTTCAACGTAGAATTTTTGAATTAGAGATGTCAGATTATTTTGGAGTGCATCACACCCCATTAGATCAATTCGGTAATTTACTTTATGATGAATGGAATATTGATGAGTGGAATAGGTTTGATAAATTTATGATTAACTGCCTACAATATTATTTAGAGAATGGACTTGTTAAATCTAAAACTAATAATTTGGAGTTAAGAAAGTATATCAACGAAACAAGTCAAGAGTTTTACGAATTTTCTATTACTGATAATGCTATTAAAAACGACATAAGAATAGGTAAAAACGAAGCATTGAATGAATACCATAATGAATATCCGGATTCTAAGAAATTTGTAACTAGCCGTACCTTTATAAAATGGATTAAAAAGTATAGTGAATATAGAAAACTTAATTATACTGAGGGTAACACAAATGGTCAAAGATGGTTTACATTATCTAAAGAAACTACTAACAAAGTAGATAGTATTAACTTTGATGAAACACCATTTTAATATGTTAAGAGATTATCAATTACAATCAATTCAAGATATTGAAAATTGTGAAGAAAAAAATATACTATTACAACTACCTACTGGAGCTGGTAAGACCTACACATTTTGTGAAATAGCTAAACGTTTCTTTGCTGCTGAGGTTAAAAAAGTATTAATATTAGTACATAGAACAGAACTTTTAACACAAGCGAAAAACTCATTAGGCGAAAGATGTTTTAGTATATCCGATGGTGTAAAGGTTATTCCTAATGATTTTGATTATTATGTGGGTATGGTTGAAACTGTTAATAGACGAGTTAATAAATTACCCACATTTGGTTTAGTTATTATTGATGAGTGTCATATTGGTAACTTTAAAAAATTACCGTTCTTTACACAAACAGAAACTAAAGTACTAGGTGTTACTGCCACACCAATAGCAGCTCCACCTTTATCAAAGTTGTATCAAAAAATGGTTAGCCCTATTGATATATCGACTTTAATTGAAAGTAAATATCTTTTAAATGCAGTAGCTTATGGTGTTGCTTCTGATGTTGTAGGTGTTCAAAAGTTTAAAACAACTGGAGGGGACTTTGATACTAACCAATTAGACGAGTTTTATTCATCTGAACAAATGGTTTTAAATGTATTAAAGGCGTATCAAAACTACTCACTAGATAAAAAAGCACTTATATTTAATGTTAATGTTAATCATAATAATACTGTTTATACTGCCTTTAAATTAGCAGGGTATAATGTTTATTCCATTGATGGACAAACACCATCTGAAGAAAGAAAAGACACGTTAAATAAGTTTAAAAATGAAGATGATGCTATACTTTGTAATGTTGGAGTTTTAACTACTGGTTTTGATGAGCCTAGCGTTCACACTATTTTTTTAAATAGGGCTACAAAATCACTTGCTTTGTATCTTCAAATGATTGGTAGAGGTAGTAGAATTTATGATAATAAAGAACATTTTACAATTATTGATTTAGGTAAAAATACTGATAGGTTTGGATTTTATGATAGCCCTTATGATTGGGATTCTTATTTTGAATTTGGTAAATCAGTTTCAGATGGTAAAGGAGTTGCTCCATCAAAAGAATGCCCTGAGTGTTCATTTATTCAACATACCAGAAAAGTGATTTGTGAAAATTGTGGGCATAACTTTGTAGAAGAAGCTGAAAAGCAAAGGAAAGAAGAAGTTGAACAAAAACTATATTTACTTACTCAAAAAAACCCTATCAATATTCCTACTCGTGGTTTGTTTAAAATAGCACAAGACCGTAACTGGAAAGAATACGCAGTTTTACATAAGATAGCCGAACATATCGTAAACTATCAAAATAAGCATTCTATTGTTACTGATGAGTATTGCAATAGTATTGCTATGATAGAGCTAGATAAGTGGTGTAAAGAATATAATAAGAAAAATAATCAATGGCATAAACAATTTATAATAAATTCAATAAATGAAAAGCGAAAACTTATTACAAGCAGAGATTTACAAGTGGTATCACAATAACTACTGTTTAAAAACATCAGAAAATAGAGGGTTAATATTCTCAATCCCAAACGGTGGCACTAGAAATAAACTAGAAGCATTAACCTTAAAATCTACTGGGTTACTAAAAGGTGCTTCTGATATGGTTTTAATATTCCCAAACGGGAAATTAATCTTTTTAGAACTAAAGATTGAAAAAGGCATTCAAAGTGAAGAACAGAAAGAATTTGAAAATAGAGTTAATAAATTAGGATTTGAGTATTATTTGATTAGAACTTTAGATAGTTTTAAGGAATTAACTTTAAACAACCTAACACAGACTTTCTAGACATAGTGATTAATGATGAGAAAAACCCTTTTTAAATATTATTTTGTAGTGTCAAAGATATTGTTTAGTTTTGGCTATCAATAAGAATCAGTTAATAACCATTGCAGCGAATAGCAAACTGTTAATTAATTTAACAGCTAAACTCTGCGACTACCGTTATATCAAAGATGACTTATTCCAAGAGTTTCTTTTATCTCTATTAGAAACAGATGAAGATAAGTTAATCGAAATAATGAATAACGGTAAGTTTATTAGCTATTGTTCTACTAAAATACATTGGCTTAATAAAAACAGATATAGAGATAAAAAGTACTTAAATAGTAAAAACGTATTAGTTGAAAGGAATGATGTTTGTGAATTAAATTTTGATATTAAAGATGAAAGTTATAACTTTGATATTGATATGAAGTTTGAAAAGGTGGTTAAGCTAGTTAGAGAACAACCGTTAAAAGGTCAGATACTTTTTAAATCAGTTGTATCTACTACTAGAGAAATAGCAAGCGAACTAAATGTAAAAGAAAAGAATCTCATATACGCAAACAACAAATTTAAACGAGAATTAAGAAATAAGATAAAATAATGGAAACACTTTTAAAACATAAAGACTTTATTGAAATGGTTGCAAGGGATTTAATCAGACCAGATGAATCTCAACAAGCAGTTAAGGAAGTATTAGCAGCTTATTCTAAGATAGATAAAACAGCCGAAGTATTAATTGGTTGCTCCACTTGTGAGAATAAGTTTAAAGATACTTTTAAGATTATATTGGCTTACTTGAACAAAGAAGATAAACCTAAAGCTAAGAAGTAATGGATCAAGAACAACCAAAAGCATTTAAAGCTACTTACAATGTGCAACTTTCTGAACTATCTAAACGTAAACAAAACTTACTAATTGATAGAGCTGAACGTTTGTTAAAGGTTTCAATACCTAAATACTATACTTTAGGCAAAGTTAAATATCCTCACAAATTTGAAATATACTACAATACCCATGATAACAACTCTTTGGAAAACTAATACTTTTAAGTCTAAGATACTTAATAGAACATTTACAATTATACTGAACTGATGATTGAGATTATAAAACAATATAAAATAAATAGTGTAAACTTTGTATTTTTTAAAAGGGATAATGTTAATTTATATTTATCTTCATATAGTGAAATTACAAATAATGATATGTTAAATTTTCTAAACTAATGAAATACCTAATACTATTAATCCTATTTGTAGGATGTCAAAAGAAAACAACTACACCAGCTAAAGTAGCAACTACTAAAGTATGGTGTTTTTATCAAATGAACTTTGGTAATAAGGCTTTCTTTAAATGTTGTAAGACTGAACAGGAATATCATGATACATACCAACAAGGTATTAATAACGGATTGAATCTAAGTGTAGAAGTTAAAAACGATTGTAACGAGTGTCAATAATGGCAAAACCTATATTATTTATAAATATATCTGATGATTTTTTTAGAACAACAACTGAAAAAAAACGAACATCAATAGTTAATAGAATAAAAAAACAAACAGATAATGAATATCATGTTATTTTACATAATGGAGTAATTGATATTAAATGTGTAAATGGGGAAAATATAGTTAAATATCTTTAATAATGGCAAAGCATAAATACATAGAAACACCAGAGTTAATGGCTCAGTTGTTTGAGGAATATAAAACAGAATGTAAATCTAATCCTAGAAAAAAACACGTATTTGTGGGTAAAGATGGTACAAGTGATTACGAGCTATTAGAACGCCCTTTAACTTATGAGGGGTTTAGTGTATTCTGTTATCTTAAAATAGGCTCTATTAAGCATTATTTTGAGAATAGAGATAACTCTTATGATGATTATGTACCTATCTGTCGCGCGATTAAAGAAACTATTAGGTTAGACCAGATTGAGGGTGGTATGGTAGGACAGTATAATCCATCAATAACACAAAGGTTAAACGGACTTAAGGAGCAAACAGAAACGACTAATACAAACATATCTATCCTAAACATCGATCCGATAGATAAACCAATGGATTAATGCCACTCAAACAAACAACCGCTCTTCGTAAAATAGCATCTTTAACTAAGAAGTATATTGCTGTTAGAGGTGGTCAAGGTTCTTCTAAAACATTTAGTATATTAACTATTCTTATTAACCATGCAAGTAGCAAGGCTAATAGGAATATTTACGTAGTTTCTGCTGAATTAACTAAGATGCGTGAAACTGTTATAAAGGACTTTGTATTCATTATGTCAGAAGCTGGGATATTTAACCCAGATAACTTTCTTGCTGGCACTCTTTACAAATACCCAAATGGTTCAACTATTAAGTTTTTAGGTTTAGATAAAGAAGATGTGGGTAAAGGTTTACGTTCCCATGTTGTTTACTTTAATGAGGTTAATAAAGTTAATCAAGAAACGTTTAGGCAAATGGCTTCACGTTCTGATAAGATTTATTTAGATTATAACCCAGATGCTGAGTTTTATGTTGATACAGATATATTAACTCGTAGTGATTGTGACTTTATACAATTAACGTTTAAAGATAATGAATGTTTAAAAGAGGGTGAACGTGATGAGATTATAAACTATTATAATCAAGGATATAATACAGATGGAACGATAAAGAATAAATATTGGGCTAACTTATGGCAGGTTTATGGATTAGGTAACATTGGTAATTTAATCGGGGTTATCTTTGAGAATTGGAAAGAAGTTGATGAGATACCTAAAGAAGCTGAGTTTATTAGTTATGGTATGGACTTTGGCTTCACAAATGATCCTACCACATTAACAGCCGTTTACCGTTACAATAACGAGCTGTACTTTGATGAGTTGATTTATAAAACTAAACTAACTAATAGCGATATTATTAAAGAGTTTGAAGCATTAGGTATTAAACGACACGAAATGATTGTAGCTGATAGTGCAGAACCTAAATCTATTGAAGATATACGTAGAGCAGGTTACAGGATAGAGGGGGCTAAAAAAGGTGCAGATAGTATTAAGAATGGATTAGATACTTTACTAAGGCATCCTATTAACGTTACTAAACATTCTACTAACCTTAAATCAGAATTAAGAACTTACCGATGGGCTACAGATAAAGATGGTAAACAAACAAATATACCAGAAGCAGGAAATGACCACGCTATTGATGGGGTTCGTTATGTAGCCCTAAACCGACTCAAAAAATCCACATTCATTATACAATAAATCGGGAAAATCTTTAAAAAAAGTGTTTATAATTAGATGAAAGTAATTAATAGATACGAAGATTTAACGGTGGAACAATTCCAACAATTAGAGTTCTTAAAGAAAGATACTACGCTAGATAAGTTAGATAGTGCTATTAAAAGACTTTCTATTTTATCAGGTGAATCTATTGAAGATATTGAAAACCTTAGCCCTACTCAAGTGTATAACCACTTGTTAGATGCTTTGTTTTTAACCTCACCTATTACAGAAATTGATACACCAGAAGAAATTAAACTAGGTGGTATTAAATTTAGATACATTAAAAACTTATACGATTATAATATTTGCCAAGAGAAAGACTGGAAAGAGATGGTTAAGGTAAATGATAACGATTACTTCAAAGTACTTCCTGAGTTAATGGCTATTTGTCATCAAGAGTTTGAAGATGGTAAATGGGTTTATAACTCAAATAACCACCAACGAAATGTAGAGTTATTTAAAAAATCTAAACTTAGCGAATCACTTGGGGCTGTTTTTTTTTATTCAAAATATTTGATGAGTTACACAAAAGCTATTCAGGATTGTTTAGCGGAGCAAATCAAAGTACTAGAGCAGGCGAAGTCGATGATGTTGGAAGACCAAGAGTTCAAGACTTTTTTGAAAGATGGGGGTTTGAATACTCAGTTGGTTTAGTGGTAGCTGATACCAACTTAACAGAAGATGAGGTATTTAACTGGAGTGTGATAAGGTACTATAATAAGTTAGCTTATTTAAAAGATAAAGGAAAATTTGAAATAGCATTAAATGGCTCTGGTAGATAAGATAAAAAAATTACTCGATGAGTTTGGGATAGCATTAAACGATGACACCCGCAGTTCTTTAAAAAAGGCTTTAGATGATAGAGCAGCTAAAAACAAAGGTAGAAAGCGTACTAGTAGATTAGAAGCTAGTGTTAAGCCTACAATATCATTTAGTAGTGGCTCTATAAAGTTCACGCTAAATATGAATGATTATTGGGCGGTTGTTAATGATGGTAGAAGTCCTAACAATGTAAGTGAGGAGGGACAAGAGAAGATAGCAGCTTGGAGTGCAGTTAGTGGTTTTGCTGAAAAGATAAGGATTAGTGATTTAGAGCAAAGAAAGCAAAAGCAAAGTTTATCTAAACGTAAAGGTAAATTAAAGAAGTTGCAAAAGATGCCGTTTGATAGAGCAAAGAAAGCGGCAGGTTTTTTAGTAGCTAGGAGTTTAAAGAATAAAACAATAGAACCTACTCACTTTTTTGATGATGTGATTGATGATGGTAGAGTTCAAGAGTTACAAGATGCTTTAACAGAATTGATTAAAGAAGATATTATAATAGAAATTAGAAGTAGTTACACATAAAATGGCATTAACAGTATATCAACAACCGCAGACATTAACACCTGCTTATAACGACCAAATATTTACAGCGTTATCTACTCAAATTGCAGTAAGTGACTTTAAATATATTGTTACCGTAGTTGTTAATGGCGATACAGCTAATACTTATACAGAAGATATATTGCAACGTCCTGATGGTTACTTAGTATTTAATGCTAAACAATGGGTACAAAATTATATTGAACATTACTTTGAATACGCTAATGTAGTTTTAGCTAATCCCATTAATTTAGCTACTGGTAAAAATGTAACGGTAGATGTTGAGATTAAAGAATATTATACTGGTGCAGTTCAATCTACTACACCAATTAACTATGATGCGTTTGATGCTTGTTTAACGGATGCACAATTTAGAGCTTATGATTCTGCGGATTATACTTTTGGTGGTACTTCTGGTAAATACTTTTTATCTAAAACAGTTGATACAATAACGCCAGACATTAGGATAGCCTTAAACCAGCTTATGTTTATTCATTTCATACCTGCACCATGTGATAATATAATTATAACATTAAGACGTGCTGGTACTGCAATAGATACAGTTAGTATAGCATCGTTTCCTACACCAGTTAATACTTATGATATTTACCAATTAACATTAAGCAGCATTATATTTACTGGTGCTACCGCTCAAGTTGGTGATGTTATTAGAGTTGATTTTTTAGATAGTGCGGTATCGTTATTAAGATACTCAATTACCTTAACTGAAATTTGCACTAAATACCAAGATTATGTTATTTACTATTTAGATAGAGATGGTAATATATTATCATTTCACTTTGAGCAAAAGAGTAAAAAGAACTTTAGTAAAAAAGTTAATACAGTTAGTTTAAACAAAGATACTTTAAATACAACTACTGGAGCTTATGAATCTACATCTTATGATAGAGAAGATAATGTAGTAAGTACTGCTATCGAGTCAACAATGGACTTAAATACTTATTGGTTAGATCAAACACAAATAGCACAATTAAAGGATTTATTTGATAGCCCAATAGTTTATATTTGGGATTATAGCACATTAAGAAGTTGTAAGGTAACTAATACTTCATTTGAGGAGTTCCAACAAAACAACGAGCCATTAATATCATTAGCTATTACTATTGACTTAGGCATAACAGAAACTAGACAAAGAGGTATATAATGGCAGTAGTAACCGATTTATTAATAGCAGCTAAGAATGGTACTGAAAAGTTCCAATACTATCCTATTGCTAAAAATATACCAATTAACATTAACTATAACTTAGCGGATGTTAGAGAGCCTGATAAACGTAAAGCATCGTTTAGTAAAACCATTACTTTACTAGGAACTAATGATGTAAATAAATTATTTGAAAACATCTTTAGTGTAAACGTATCTACTCAGTATTTTAATAAGAATCTTAAAACACCTTGTAAATATATTGTAGATGGTATTGAAAACTTTGCAGGTGATTTACAACTAATCAAAGTAAACATTAACCCCGATAAATCAATAGAGTATGAATGTTCTATATTAGGTGAGGGTGGTAGTTTGTTTGTAGATATTGGTGACAAGTTAATAACTGGTAATTCTGATAGTGCAGATGATTTAGACTTTAGTGCATACGACCACGTTTATAGTAGAACTAATCAAATAGCTTTAAACGTAGCTAATGAGGGTACTGGATTAGGTGCGGTATATCCATTTATTGATAACGGTCAAAACGCTGGTAGTGATACAGTATTTAATGTAGAGGGATTTTTACCTTGCTTTCACAAAAGAGAATATATTGATAAGATTATAACTAAAACTGGTAGAACTTGGACTTCATCTATATTAGATACTACTGAGTTTAAAAACCATATTACTTATCCTAACTTAATCAACTTACAATTAACACCAGCACAATTAGAACAAAAGCAATTCTATGTAGGTTTAAATGCAGATGCTGCTATAACAAGTGGAGTATATCAAGATGTTGTTTATACAGATGATAGTACTAATGGCTTCTTTGATTTGGGTGGTCAGTTAGATCCAGCTAATGACTTTGTAACACTTAATGCAAATGGTTTTTATAATGTAGCTGCCGTTAATTATGTAAAGATTACAGCTACTCATTCTAATCCAGCAGTAGCATACTTTAGAACACAAAGCCAATTAGTTACTAAGATTATTAAATCTGGTGATGGTGGTACTACATACTTTGATTTAGCTGTTCATACTGATTTTCCCACTACAATATCTGTACCTCCAGGTACTGGTTCTTACCCTATTGGCGTACCTATTTTTTCTAGTGGTGGTGTTGCAACTGGTAGTTTATTGTTTGGAGCTGGTGATATATTATTAACACGAGTTTATTGCGCTCCTGGCATAACTAATTACTATGATTCAATAGGTAATGAATTGTTTTTCCCATCTGGTACTTTCACTTGGAGTGTTGAATTAGTTAGCGGTGCAGCTAAAACTTCATTTTATGCGTTATGCTCACAAAAGACTTTAATAGCTGGTGATACTTTATTGTGTAATACTGCCTTACCTCAAAAGATTAAGCAAAAGGATTACCTTAAATCAGTTATACAAGGGTTAAACTTATTTATTGATGTTGATCCTAATGATGCTAATAACTTAATTATAGAATCGTTTAGTGACTTTTACAATGGGGATATAATTGACTATGAGAATAGAACAGATTTATCTAAAGAGCAAAGCATTAACCCGAATGTATTAGATGGTAAAAAATATATTTACACTTATAAAGCTGATACTGATAAATGGAATGAGCAATATAAGAACGAGTTTAACGAAGTGTTTGGTACACATGAGGAAGAAATAGAAAACGATTTTATCAAGTCAGATAAAAAGAATGAGTTAATATTTAGCCCTACACCAAATGTAGCTAACTATGGTTTAGGTATTGCTATGCCACGAATTTACAAAGAAGAAAACTTAGTAGTTAAACAATTTGCAAGTAACATAAGATGGTTAATTTGTGGTGGTATAAAGCAAACGCTTTCAGCTTATACTTGGAAACAAACGGGACAAACTGATTTAGTTACTAATGATTATTTATATGCAGGGCATACAGATGATCCATTAAACCCTACTATTGATTTAAACTTTGGGCTACCTAAAAAGGTTTATTATGATTATCCAAACGCATACTTTACAACTAACAACCTTTACAATAGATACCACGCTAAATACTTAAATAACCTTATTAATAGAGATGCTAAGTTTGTTACTAAGTACTTATGGTTAAGCCCTAAAGACATTTATAACTTTAGCTTTAGAAACCGTTTATTTATTGATGGTGCTTATTATATCGTTAACAAGATTGAGAATTACAACCCACTAGAAGAAACGAGTACTAAGGTGGAGTTAATTAAGTTATTAGATACAGATGCGTTTACACCATCTTCTATTTTAATTAGTGGTACTGGTACAGTTCAAGGCGGTGCAGAAGTTTATAATGCAAGGTTAAACACTTCATTTAGTGTGGGGACTGGAAACCAAAATAGAGGGACTAATTGTGTGGCTATTGGTGACTATATTATTATACCAGAATCTTGTACTAATGTAACGGTAATAGGTAACAACATTAGCGTACCAGAAAACACTAGCGACTTTAGCTACATAAACGGTACAGTAACAAATACAATCTATAACGAAAAGGCATTAATACAAAACAAGTCAGCAGACTATAATGTTAAGGCTTATGATGATGTTGTATTTATGACTACTGGAGCAACTGATAAAACAGTAACATTAGCTTATGCTTTACCTGAATATTTAGAAAGTACGGTAGTTTTAAATATAAACGATGTAGAAACTACTTTAGAATATACTAAACGAATTACTATTAAGAAAGTAGATAGCGGTGCTGGCAATGTTATAATAGATGGTGATGGTGCTAATATAGATGGCTTTGCTACTTTCACAATATACACACAATACGATTCCGTTACTTTACAATGGGATGGCACTAACTGGAATAAAATATAAATAATATGTCTAACTTTAAGCATCCAAATAAAGATATTCAGTTCATCAATTCAATAGATGACTTTCCTGTTGCGATTAGTAGTGTAATAACTCTTTTATCAAACGTTACTTATTTTATTTGTAGCGAAATAGACTTAGTGGGAAGTAGATTAGTAGGAGCGGCAAACACTACAATTATTGGAGGTTCATCTGAAAATTGCAGAATAAAAAGTACTGGATTAAATGCTTCAACTGCTTTAATTAGTAGTGCATGGTCTTTGCCTATACGAAATATTACTATTGAACATGGTACTGCCTTAAACTTAGATGCTACTGCAAACGCAAATCAAGCATTAGATTGGTTTGGGGTTAATTTTACTGATTGTGCAATTATAGGAACTATTAAGAATTATAGCAATTTTGTAATGAATGATAGTGCTTTTCTTAATTCACAAGGATTAACATTTGATGGTTCATTTGGTACTATTGCTTTTGGTAATACTTTATTTGACAATCGTACAAGTGGAACAGTAATAATACTTCCAGCAACATTAACAATCACTAGACGTTTTAGAATTATTTATAGTTCGTTTATTTGTTTAAGTGGTGAAACTGGAATTAATGTAAATGCAAGTGCTACTATTCCTGATGAACGTTATATTTTAGATACTGTTAATTTTAGTGGTGGTGGAACTTATTTAACTGGAGTTACTGATACAAGTAATAAGGCTTTATTTGTTGCTTGTTTAGGTATATCCAACACAAATGTAAATGGTCAATTATATATGCAAGGCAACGCAACCGTTACAACAGTCGCAAGTGCTAATGTATTTTATAAAGTACTAGGAACTACAACCGCAAGTGCTGACAATCAAAAGTATTTACATAGTAATAATAGATTAACGAATGATGCAATTATACCTCGTAAATTTTTAATACAATGTAATTTATCATTCACTTCGGGTAGTAATAATGTATGCCAATTTGGTTTTTATGATAGTGTATTGGCAGCAGTAAGAACTCCAAGTAAAACAAAATCAACTGCAAATGGTTCTGGACGTGCTGAAAGTGTAACTTTTAATTGTGTGGTTACTCATAAGCAAGGGGATTATTTAGAAATACACGCATCAAATACTACTGGAGCAAACAATATAACGGTTACGGATATGAATTTTGTAATAACAGAAATAAAATAATGATAGACAAAATAGAATTTTTAGAATCTCAAATGAATAACGAACCTAGCTTAATTATTATTAATGGCATAGCGTGTATTCATATGTGTATTGACATAGCAGCAACTGGTAACGAAGATTTAATAAACGTGATAAATGGCAGAAAATAAAGAAATAGCTTTTGATTTAGAAGTCAAAGGTGTAGAACAATCCATTAGTTCTGTTAAGGAATTAAAAAATGCTATTAAGGCAGCTAAAGACGAGCAGTTAAAAGCAGCGCAGGTTTATGGTGAATCTTCTGCTGAATTTAAAAAAGCATCTGCTAGTGTAGCTAATTTAAAAGATAAGGTAGAAGATTTAAATGATGCTACTAAAACAGTTAAAGGTAGTGGAGTTGAAAAGGTTACTGAATCATTTAGTCAATTAGGCGAGGGGTTAAGAACTTTAGATACAGATAAAATTAAAACTGGATTTAGAGGTTTAGGTGCTGCTATGTCAGCTATTCCTATTTTCTTATTAATCGAAGGATTAAAGTATTTAGTTGAAAATTTTGAAGAAGTTTCAAAAGCTATTAAAACATTCTTTAATGTAGCAACTGAAGCTGAAAAAGGAATACGAAAACTAGAGCAAGCACAAAAGGATTTAAAAGATGCAAACTCATTAGTAATAACTTCTTTAGAAAATGAAGTTAAAATATTAGAGGCTCAAGGTGCTAGTCAAGAAAAAATACTTGGAGTTAAGAAAAAAATAATAGAGCAAAAAATAAAAGAAGCTGAAATTGATATACAATTACAAAAGGCTAAGATAGCTGAAATATTAGCTAATGATAATTTAACCGAATCTTATTATAGACAAGGTGCTGCAAATGCTAGATTATTTGGACAGAAAAAAGAAGCTGCTGCTTTTGACGCTTTATTAGCAAAAGAAAAATCTGAAAGGTCAGAAGAAGCTATTAACGCTTTAAAGACTGATTTAATAACTATTCAAAATTTAAAGACTCAAGAAGCCGTAAATCAAATAACTAATGATAAAAAAGTAGCGGATGAATATAAAAAACAAAACACCGCTAAATTAGAAAGTGATAAGGCTTATTATGCTGAAAAAAATAGATTAGCACTAGAAAATGAAAAGTCATTAAACGATGCTTTAAAATCTTTAAATGAAGTAGTAAAAGGTGAAAAGCTAGTAGCAGAAGAAGATGATGCTAAATTAACTTTTACTAGAAAAGAGTTTACTCAAGACGAGTTAAATAATATGCAACGTGAAAAATTCATGCAAAATGAATTAGCGATGTCTAACTACTCTTTACAAGTTGCTCAAACTACTACTCAATCTTTACAGTCCTTATCTGACCTTTATTTTATGGTTAAGAATAAGAACCTACAAAAAGGTACAGCAGCAGAATTAAAAGCAGCAGAACAACAATTTAAAATTAATAAAGCATTAGCTATTACAAGTGCTGTTATTAGTGGAATACAAGGGGTAATTAATGCTTTATCTGCTCAGTCAGTTATACCTGAACCTTTTGGAACTATCTTAAAAGTAGCTAGTGCAGTTGGTATTGGTATTGCAGCAGCAGCAAATGTAGCTAAAATTGCTAGCACTAAATTTAGTGTAAGTGGTGGCGGTGGCGGTGGCGGTTCTGCTTCGTTACCTAGTTCACCACCTATTCCAAGTCCACCAAGCATAAGCACTAAACAAAATAATACAAATCAAAGTACTTCATTTGATGAAACTGGTAAAAAAATAGGTGGTGATTCTGAAAAGAAAATGAACCCAGTTATACAAGTTAAAGCAACAGTAGGAGTTGATGAGGTAAGTAACAAACAAAATAGAGTAGATACATTAGAAAAACAATCAACATTTTAATATTATGGAAAAGAAACTACCAATTTATTACGCTTCAATTAATGAAGATTTAAACGGATTAGAATTAAAACAACAAGGTATTCAAAACATCGCTTTAGTAGATAGTCCTGCTATGTTAACTGAGTGGTTAATGTTTAGCGAACAAAAGCCTTATGAGTTTAAAATGGCTTTGCAAGAAGAACAGCGCATTGTGACTGCACCAGTTATTATAGCAGACTTACCTATCTACCGTAAAATAGAAACCTCACCTAATAGCGGTGTTTATGAGGAGTTTTATGTAGTGTATAAAAAAGATACTAATATGCAAATATTACAAAAGTATATGCTTGATGGTAATCAAAAGAAAGTTAAACTAACTCACGATACAAGTGATCTATCTAAAGGTGTATTTGTATTTGAGATATTTATGAGTGACGAATCTCGTGGTATTACTGCGCCTAAAGGTTTTGAATCGTTAAGTGATGGTACTATTTACTGTTCTATGAAGATAAATAATGATGCGATATGGAACGAAGTAAAAGCTGGTAAAGTTAAAGGTATTTCTTTAGAGGGCTTCTTTGATTTAGAACAAGAGATTGATTTAACCGAGCAACAAATAGAGGCTATAATTAACGACCTTATACAAAAATAATTTGGGAAAAACAAAAAATTAAGTGTTAATATAATAAGAAACTTAAATAAAAATAAATATAAATATGTTAAACGATAAAACAAAAGAAGCAGTTAAAAACTTCATCGCTAAATTAGGGATTGAGTTACCTGCTAAACCAGTTGTTAAATTAGAAGATGTTACCTTAATGGATGGCACTATGTTAACAGTTGATGCAATGGAAGTAGGTTCACCTGCTATGTTTACTGGTGCTGATGGTGTTGCTATTCCTGCTGAGGGTGCTTATGAATACGAGGGTGGTACTATTGTTTGCGCTGCTGGTGTAGTTACTGAAATTAAACCAAAAGAAGCGGATGTACAACCAGAAGAAAAACCTGAACCTAGTGAAGAAATGGCTGCTATTTTAAGCCGTTTAGATGCTGTTGAGAAAGCGTATCAATCTTCTTTAGCTGCTAAAACAACTTTAGAAGCTGAACTAGCTGAAAACAAAAAAGGGTTAGTAGTTGCTTTATCTGCTATTGAAGAATTTAATACTACTGCGGTTGCTGTTAGTTTAGAATCTCAAAAGTCTAAAAAAATGACTGAGTTAGAATTTTCTAAAATGACTGAACACCAAAAATATCAATTAGCTAAATACGGAGAAATTAAATATTAAACTTAAAAACAAAAACAAAATAAAATGGCAATAACTTATACAACACCAGTAACGGTAAACGGACCTAACTTAGTTCCAATTATTGAGCAACTTTATTTCGAGAATAAAACTATCGGAAAAGGTTATGTAACTTTTAATGACAACATTAAAGCAGGTACAATTTTAACAGATGAATTAGTTTCGGTAACGGCTCAAGCTTATACTGGTTCTGCATTATCTTCTAGTGGTTCTATTACTATTACTGATAGATCAGTAACTTTAACTAAATTAGAATACAAACAAACATTCTTAGATGAAACTTTACGCTCTACACGTTTCAACTTAGATATGAAAAAAGGTGCTTGGGAGATTGAATCTAATGAGTTTGCAACTACTGTATTAGGTAAATACGCTCCATTAGTATCTCAAGATGCTGAAACATTATTCTGGGGTGGTGTAACTTCTGCTACTAAAGTTGCGGTTGCTGCTTTAACTCCAAATGCTGCTCAAGGTTCTATTACTGCTGCTGCTCAAACTGCTTTTGCTACTTTGACTGCTGGTTTATTAGATGGAATCTTCTCTAAAGCGTTTTATGATAACGGTGCAATTGGTGGTTATATTAAGGTAACTGGTACAACTGTAACGGCTGCAAATATCGCTGCTGAAATTGGAAAAATCTATGCTGCTATCCCTGCGGTTGCAATGGAAAATGATTCTGATCCAGTTGTTATTTACTGTCCACGTGCTTGGAAACAATTAGTATATAACGCTAACAATGCAGTAGGCGCAGCTCAACAAATTAACTTCTTAATCGAGGGAACTGGAGCAGATGCTAAATTCTACTACAATAACGTAGAGTTATTATTTGTACCAGTACCTAAAGATACTTGGGCATACGCTCACCAAAAATCTAAGGTTATGTGGAATACTGACTTATTAGATGACGTTAATCGTGTTGAAATTGGTAAGGTAGCAAATGATGGTGACTTAAGATTTATTCGTTCTATCTATTGCATCCACGCTCATATCGCAACCGCTACAAACGGTGTGTTATACGGAGGATAAAAAATAAAAGAGGGGTTATTAAGTTAATCCCTCTTTAATATTAATTTTTAAATTATAAAAACATGGCTTGTCCACTTTCACAAAATTACGCATTAAAAGACTGTTTAATACCTGCTGGTGTTGCAAGTTGGTATATTACACCATTTGCAAATATGACAGCAGCTACGTTAACATCTAATGTTGTTACAGCTATTACTAAAACAGTAGCTTTTAAAACTATTGCTCAAGAGATTGAACAAGGTGCTTGGAGTTATACTGGTGCAGGAACTTCTGCTAGTGGCGCTCACGCTTTCGACTTTGAAGCAACTATTAAAATGCACCAATTAAATACTTTAGACCAAGAAGAAATTACTTTAATCCTTAAAAACAAATGCGTACTTATTGCAGTAATGCAAAACGGTGATGCTTGGATGTTAGGGCGTGAATTTGGTTCTACTGGTATTGATTCTAAGTTTGAATCTGGTACTGCTTTAGGTGACTTTATGGGTACTACTTTAACGGTTAAAGGTAGAGCAACAGCAGCAGCTAAAAAAGTTGATCCAACAATCTTAGCAGGCTTATTAGCTTAATAGATTAATTACACAAAAATATTAAAAGCAGCCCTGTAAGGTTGCTTTTTTTATTTGGGAAAACTTACAAAAAAAGTGTTTATATAGTAGTGATTTTAATAACTAAAAATACAACTAACAATATCATTTTAACACTAGCTGAAAAGACTACGTTAACTAATGCGGTTTATTTATTTGAGGTTACAAATGATATGAGTGATTATGTTAAATGCTTTATTGCAGATGATATAAGCCCAAACAAAGAAAGATATAACGAGTTTGATTTAATTGAGAATGCAACCGAAGATTTATTAAACGGTACATTTGAATTAGAGTTAAGCGGATTTTATAAATACAATATTTACGAGCAAGCAAGCACAACAAATTTAGATCCTACACTAGCTTTAAATTTAATTGAAACTGGTAAATTACAAGTTGCTTCAACTTTACCAGTACTAGAGCAGTATGATGGAAACCAAACACAAACAGTAGTATATAAAAATGGCTAGTATAAATATTATAAATAACAAGCAAGCTATCAACTTAAAAGAGATGCCAAAATTAGCATTTACATTAGATAATAATGGAATGGTTAAGTATGGCAAAAATAATCTTTATCCTCAAGAGTTAGTACGTTTGTATAATGAACATCCAGAACATAGGGCTATTATTAATCGTAAAGCTCGTTATATTTGGGGTAAAGGATTAAAGGCAGTTAAGCCAGAAGATGAGGTTAAAGTAAATGCTTTTATTGAAAACTTTAATAAAAAAGAAAACTTAAATCAAGTAGGTAAAAAGATTAGCGTTAATACAGAAATGTTTAACGGTCAATTTATCGAGGTTATAACTAATTTAGCAGGTGTACCTATTGAGATGTTCTTTTTAAATTCTGCTAATTGTAGATTATCTGAATGTGGTGAAATATTATACTTTTGCAAAGACTGGAAAAAATCTCAATCACAAAGAGAGGTTAAGGAGATTCATAAATTCAAAGATGGTGAATTACAAGTAGGTAGTTTCTTTTGTGAGTTTAAATACTATTCTGCAACTGGCAGTAAATTAGATGCTATTTATCCAACTGCACAATATCAATCTATTGTAGAAGATATTAATACAGATATAACTATAAGCGTTACTAATAGCAATATGGTAAACAATGGTTTATCAATGGGTAAAATTATTAACTTCTTTAATGGTATGCCAGATGATAAAACAACGGCTGTAATTGATAGAGGGTTTAAAGGAACTTATACTGGTGAGGAGGGTGAAGCTGTTATGGTTGTTCACTCCGATAGAGATGATAAAGCACCTGAGTTGGTAGATGTTACACCTACTGATATGGCAGAACGTTTTAACTATACTGCTAAAAGAGCGCAAAAGAAAATATTTGCAGGGCATGAAATGGCTAGTGAGTTATTTAACATTAAGTTTGATGATTCGTTTTTAAGTGGTTCACCAGATTTATTAACGTTACAAGAGTTATTTGTTAAAGGGTATATTGAACCAAGACAAGAAGATTTATTAGAGTTTTTAAGTTATTTATCGTTTATTAAAACTGGTGAATATTTAGAGATGATGTTTGAGCCTATTAGTTTAATCGGTGCAGACTTGAGTAATGATGTTGATTTAACTCAAGATGAACGTAGAAAATTAAAAGGGTATGAACCATTAACTTCACCTAAATTAGATGCAAATGGCGCACCTTTACCAGTTCAAGCTAATGAAGTAAACGATAATTTAAAAGGTTTATCCGCTAGTGAGAATAGAGATATGCAGCGTATTATTAGAGATTTTCAAGCTGGTAAAAATGGAATGAATGAACATTTAGCTATTGCACGTTTAACCGCTTATGGTTTATCTACAAACGATGCTAAAAAAATGCTAGGCATAAATACAGGCATTGATACTAAAATGTCAAGTCAAGTAGATAAAGTTTTAATGGCTTTAGAAGCGTGTGCAGAAGATGATAACGATGATGATGTTATTTTAGTAGAAGCTGCTCATATTCATAATTCAAAAGATGCTTTAAAGTATGAGCGTAACTTAATGAAGTTTGCGGATGCTTTAGTGATTAGTGTAGAAGAACTAGATAATGCTATTTTAACGGCTCTAAAAGGTAACCCTACGCTTACTATTGATGAGATTGCAACTACTCTTAAATACGATGCTATTAAGGTTTCTGAATCTATTGCACGTTTAACTAAGAATGGATTTTTAGAAGATACAGTAGAGGGTTTTAAACCTACTCAAAAGGCATTAGATAAACCAACTGAACCAATCGTAAGTAGAGAAGTTTATACAGTTTATAAATACGATGTTAACCCCGATAAACCAAAGTTAAGTAAAGGCGGTTCATCTCGTCCATTCTGCTCAAAAATGATGGCTTTAAGTTTAACTAAAAGTTGGACTTTTGAACGATTAGATGCAATGGAAAATGATTTAGGTACTAATGTTTGGGATTATAGAGGTGGTTATTATACTAACCCAGTTACAAAAGAAGTTGATCCAGATTGTAGACATTTATGGTACGCTATTACTAAAACT